GTTTCCCTTTGAGCAGCGTGTGACTGCCTTTGATCACCCCGGGCTCGCCGCAGATGATGAACGGCCCAGGCCCGAGGAACCGGATCACCACGGTCCCCTCATCATCCCGCAGGGCTCGGGTAGTCATATTCGACCCTCCATTTGCTCAAGAACATTCCGGCGAACCCGCCGTCCTGCTTCTCCAGTTGAAACGCGATTCCCTCGCTCTCCTCGATCACGAAGACACCCATGTCGGCGAGCGCCGTCACGGCGAGGAGCTTGAAGAGCATCACCGCCCGCACACTCTCCGCGAGCTCGATCAGATTCTCTTGAAGCTCCCGGTCCTGCTTCACGACGCCACCGATCCAGACAACCAGCGTCCGGCGCGGCATCCCGACCTTGGAATCCCCGACGCCCGACTCCGTGACCCACACGTGGAGCGACGGCGTGTCCGCGGCCCACATCGCCTGGGAGAGCGGCTCGTAGCTCGGCATCTGGACCGTCGCGACGTCGGCGTAGAAGTCGGGCCGCTTGATTAGCTTGAGCTGCCGCTCGATCTCCTCCGCGAGGAACCGCGCGTTCGGAACGGTGCCGACCGCCACCTACGCCGCCGCCGCGGGCTGAGCCCGCCGTCCGAGACTCGTCCGGATCCGCCGGTTGAAATAGCGGTGGAGGATCGACGTGAACTGCGCCGCCTGCCGGTTCGTGATCGAGATCACAGGCCGCACCGCCTGCACGTGGCCGGCGTAGGGCACCGCGGTCCCCATGACGAGCCGCCTGGGCGCGGTCTCGACGTAGGAGCCGGGCCCGCGACGGACGAGCGAGTGGAAGAGCTGGTCCGAGAGCCGCCCGATCGTCTTCCCTGGGAACCGAGACCGCTTCCAGGCTGCGTACCCGGCCGAGAGCGGACGCCAGGCGCCCGCGTCGGTCGAGGCGCCCTCGGAGAGGAACGCGGCCGTCTCCATCTGGCGGAACGCGGCCTCCATCTCCGGGAACGCGGCCGAGATGTCCTCCGCCGCCGGCAGGAGCTGCGACAGCATCGTCGTGACCTCGGCCATCCCGGTCTGACGGATCGTGATCACGCGGCCTTCCCGTCGAGCGCCGGGTCCCAGCGCCGGAGCATCTGGAGCGCGAACCGGAGCGCGTCCCGGGCGTAGTCGATCGACCGATAGCGCGCATCCTCCCGCCAGGGGCCGCGCAGCTCCGCGCGGTCGCGCGTCCAGAGTTCTCGGAGCTCGTGGTAGAGCTTCTGCGCCTCGGGCTGACTCGCGACCTCGATCGGCTTCCGCACATCGCCGCGTGCGTTGATGAAGTACGGGCGCGCCTTCGGATCGGACACGTCGCAGTGAAGAGCCCAGCCGCAGCTGAAGGACTCGATCAGGCGGAAGCCGGGGCGGGTCGTCAGAACTGCATCCCCCTCTCGACGACCGGGTTCACGCTCGAGTCGGGAATGTCCGGCGCGTTCATCGTGTAGCTCGACGGCGTGCCGCCGGCCGCGGCGACAGCGGAGGCCTCGCCCTCGGACGCCGATGCGATGAGCGCCTTGAACTCGTCGTGCCAGCCCTGCTCCTCGGCGTTCTCGTCCATCTCGAGGCCGCGCGTCGCGAGCACCTGGTAGGCGATCTCGCGCGCGCAGAGGAGCTTCAGCATGCCGACCGTGTCGGGATCCGTGATCGGGGTCGTGGCCCCGCCCGACGCGTAGGCGACGTTGACCTGGTTCGTGAGGAGCGTGATCCAGATCGCGACGTTCGCCCGGGTCGGGGGATCCGTGGTCGAGTCGTCGATCTTGACGCCCTTCCGGAGCACCCCCTCGACGGTCGCGATGTCGGTGTAATCAGCCACGAGCCGTGACCTCCGTCTCGAGCAGCGAGGCTTCCCATCGTCCGACCCGCTCCAGACAGAGCTGAAGCGCCAGCTTCGCGATGTCGGCCGCCTTCCAGGTGATCTCGATCGCGCGTCCCTGTTGCAGGTCGGCCTCGTCGAGCCACTGCTTCACAGCGCGGAAGATCGCGTGCGCGCGGTAGGCGTCGGTCTGCTCCGCGACCTCCATCGGAGTCCGGTGCGCGCCGGCCTCGTTTCGGAACTTCGGCGTGACGCCGTACTCTCCGATCGGGTCGGCCCAGAGCGACCAGCCGAACGGGAGATCCATCACCTTCGTCACGACTTCGGCTTCTCCATCGAGAGCTTCGGAGCCGCGACCTTGACTTCCTCGCAGGCGCCGGCGTTGATCAGGCACTGCCCCTGGTAGTCGTCGACCTCGAGCTCCATGCCCTTGCTGTAAGGCTTGTACTCGCTGACCTGCATCTTCCCGTCCTCGCCCTTGATCATGTCCGGGTAGATCACTCCCGCATCGATGATCACCTTCACTCGCATCCCGTCCTCCGTTTTCTGAGGGGCGGGGGATTGCTCCCCCGCCCTCCCGTTCATGCGCCCTCGACTTCGAGGGGTTAGACGCCCGTGATCACCACGATCGAGGCGGTGCAGACCTCGGTCTCGTTGAGCACCTGCCAGCCGCGGATCCAGTCGCCCTGAACGCGGTTGTCGCGGTACGAGTCCGCCGCGTACTTCTCGTTCCCGAACGACGCCCCGTAGTTCGTCGACTTCTGAGCCGGGGTCGGGTCGCAGTACATGACGTACACCTCGGTCTGATCCCAGATGTAGATGCCCGTCTCGGGCAAGCCCACCGTGGGCGAGGCGGACGACTCGTGCTTCGTCGGGTCCTGCTGAACGGCGACGCCGGGCCCGACCTTGTTGACGTTGAAGTACTGCGCCATCAGTTCGGCCGTCAGCTGCGAGCCGAGGCCGCCCTTCGTGTACTTGATCGCCTCGAGCACCTGAGCGCCGCCCGTGCCCGCGACCTGCGTCCCCGTGAGGCTGTCCCAGACCGCGCCCGGGATGATCACGAGGTTCCCCTTCTTTCCGATCTTCTTGTGGATGATCGCCTGCGCCGCGTTCACGTTGGAGCGCGGGTTCGCCGACGTGCCGGTCCAGGTGTTGCCGGCCGCGGACGTCGTGTAGGAGCCCGCGTCCACGATCCCCTCGGCGCGCACTTCACGCGCGAGGAGGATGTCCTGCGCGTTCTGGTTCGCGGCCTGCTGATCGAGCGACATCCCGCCCATCCAGTTGCGGCGGTCGTCGTCCGTCACGAGCAGCTCGAATCCGAACTTCCGCGCCTTGAACGCGGCCGACGTGTAGCGCAGATCGCGCCGGTTCGCTCCGACGTTGAAGCCCCAGAGGGCTTCCTCCGCGCGCAGCGTTCCCTTCGCGTCGGGGATGTAGTACGTCCCCGTATCGCCCGGCGTCTGGACGAACGGGAAGACCAGGTCGGCGACGAAGTCCGTCTCCGCCTGGGAGAAATCGAGCATGAAGTTGGTCAGAACCGGATCGACCGGCCTGGTTTCGGGAAGACCCAACATTGTTTGGCCGCTCCTTTCCGGTTACAGGTTGACTTCGGTGGGCCAGAAGAGGACCGCGATCCACTCGCCCGCGTTCGCGGCCGCTTCGAGCGCCGTGCCCGCGTAGTAGCTGAGGGTGGCGTTCGCGGTGCCGCTCTTCGCGGCGCCCGTGACGATCTGACCGCCCGCCGCAGCGACGACCTTCGCGTTCAGCGAAATCGCAGCCGAGGCGATCATCTTCACGACCGTCCCGGGGAGGTAGACCCCGAGCGACTGCGCCGTGACGTTGCCGGCGGGGCTGGCATGAGCCGCCACGCCGAGGATCTCGCTCGTCGGGCCCGTGGCGACGATGCATTCGCCCTGCGCCGCTCCGGGGGAGAGCAGCTCGCCGCCCTTCAGCACGGTCGAGCTCTTGTACTTGAACGTCTGGGTTCCCCAGATCGCCATTAGCGGACCCCTCCCTTCTCACCGCGCCGCGCGGCGACGTAGCGTTCGTGGAGCTTCGGGTCCTCGGCGAAGACGATCTCCTGCGCCTTGCCGTCCGTGAGATCCTTGTCCCGCGCCTTCTTCTCCTGCACGCGGCCCGCGATCTCGGCGAAGACGTCGACCGGAGCGTCGAACGCGTTCGCGATCCCCATCTCCTGCGTGAGGTGGACCTGCGCCTTCCGCTGCTCGAGCTCCTCGTAGAAGAGGGTCGGGCTGAGATCGAAGAGCTTCTCGAGGCGCCCGCGCTCGACCGCGTTGATCTTCGTGTCCGCGAGAGCCTTGTCGATCGCCGTGTTGCGCTCGATCTCCTTCAGCTTCCGCGTGGCCGAGGCGCTCTCGCTCAGCTGCTTGAGCGAGTCCTCGTACTTCTTCTTGTAGTCGGCGGCCTGGCCGGCGAGCTGGATGACGCGCGCGACCTGCGTCTTCGCGTCGGCACTCGTCGGCAGCCCGAGAACGTCGTTCGACAGGACGATCACCTCGCCCTTGCCGCCCTCGATCCGCTGGAGCTCGCCCACGCGCTTCTCGGACGCGGCGAGCTTCGTGTTCAGCTCGGACAGGCACTTGATGACGTCTTCAGGCGTGCCCTCCTCCGGCCCGCCGAACTCCTTCAGCCGGAACTTGATCTCCATCTATTTGTCTCCTTGTCGTATCGAGAATCCGAGGATTCCAATCACCACCTTCTCCGTCTTCGCCTGTTCGGTGTTCCGGTGTTCGGTGCTGATGAGTTGCATGACCTTGGCCGCGGCCTCGGTCAACATCGTCATGGGCGCAAGGCCCGGGACGAACGGCCGGTTCGTGAGTCCGACCGCGAGGAGGTAGGGGCCGATCGGCTCCTTCGCCTCGGGATGGACGTAGTCGGTGGAGAACTCAGACGACGTGAGCCGGTACTCGCCGGCCGCGACCCACTCAGCGGCGCGATCGGTGAGCTCGAACGTGGCCCAGAGAGATCCGGAACCGTCGCCGCTCTTCTTCAGCTCGAGCTCGCGGAGCCAGCCCGCGGCGATCGCCGATCCAACCGGGCCGTCGTCGTAGGCTGTGCCGTGCTCGTAGTCGAGCGGGATGTCGCGCGGGTACTTCTTCCAGTTCGCGACGATCGCCTCGAGGTCCTTCAGCGTGACCTTGAGATTCTCGCCCCGGTAGAGCCAGCCGTCGGCCGGGCTCGAGCGGAGGATCTCCGCGCGCGCCGTCTTCCCCTTGATCGCCTCCGCAATCGCCGAGACGAAGTTGTAGATCGTCACGCCGCCTCCTTTCGGGCCACGTAGATCGTCACGCAGCGGCACCGGAGGCCGCCTTCGCACTGCGGGTTCGGCGTCGTGAACGCGCCGGCGCCCGGTTCCTGTTCCATCCCGTCCATCGAGGCGCAGGGCTCGCACGTGCCGTCGTCGAGCATCGCCGAGTAGTGCTCGGACTCGACCAGGTCGCGCATCGCGGCCCCCTGATCGTTCCGCCCCGTCGTGTAGGCCGTCGTGACCGCACCGGCGAGATCGGCCTGCACCGTGGGAACGGAGAGGTCCTGGAGCGCGCGCAGCACGCGCCGCTCGACCTCGGCCTTCGGGAGATCGGCCTGCCGTGCGGTGATCGCTTCCTTGACCGCCGCGGCCACGAGCGCGATCGAGGAACCCGACACGAAGCCCTCGGCCAGGCGCCGGATCCAGTTCTGCTCGGCCGGCGTGGCCGTGATTGCGTCCTCGTCGTCGCTCTCGGCCAGGCGCGCGACGACCGGAGCGCCCTTCAGCTCCTGGCGCACCGCGAGCCGACCGTGCGTGTAGGCGGAGAGGAGCGCCCGGTAGAGATCGGTGGACATGCGCGCCTTCGCCGGCTGCGGCAGCTGCCCCTGCGCGAGCGAGGCGTCGGACGCGCCGGCCGCGGCCTCTGCGATCCGCGCGATCTGCTCGGAGCGGATCGGGGCTACGACGCGGTGCCAGATGCGGAGCGGCTCCTCGTCGAGGTACTGCTGGATGTCGGCGAAGGCGACCGCGGCCTCGTGCGGGTAGGGATCGCGGCGGAACGGAGACACGGTCGCGAGCTGCGAGAGCGCGGCCTTCACCCGGTTCGCGCCGGGCTCCTTGCCGTTGCCGTTGCCATTCTGCGAAGGCTCGGACCCGTTCTTGGGCGGAGCCGCACCGTTTCCGTTCGGCTGGGGAGTCCCGAACGGCACGGGCGGCGCCGGTACGTCGAGGGTCTTCTCGTCCTCGGGCGGCAGATCGTTCTCTTCCCGCAGCTGCGCACGGAGCGGCTTGTCGCCGTAGAGGAGCCCGGCGTCCGAGAGGAGCTTCAGGATCGTCGCCTTCTGCTCGCCCTGCATCTTGTCCATGTCCTCGATCTGGAGCGTCGGGTAGGCCTCCTGCGGGCCGAAGTTCCGATCGACCAGATCGCGGATCACCTGCTCGTTGAAGGTCTCCTCGATGATGTGCGCCACGCCCTGGAGCGCGAGCATCATGAGATCCATCTTCGACGTCACGACCGCGCGCGATCCGGTCTCGGCCGTGCCCGTGGCCATGAACTCGGTCAGGGTCGCGCGGCTCATCTGCTGGTCGTGGTAGTTGAGGAGGGGCACGGCGTCCGGCGCGGTCCCGCTCGGGTAGTCGACGTGCAGCTTGCAGCCGGGCGGAACGAAGACGCCCTGGCGCTGGTGCGCACGGAGCTCGCGGACCGTCTTTTCGAACTCCGCCTTCGCCGTGGGATCAACCGTGCCGAACTCGGTCGGGATCTCGATCCACGCGATGCCGACGCCGCTCCGCTCGAAGGCGATCGCGCTCGTCTCCATGAGCAGCTTCTTCAGGAACCAGTGGCCATACGCCGAGCGGTAGACCGAGCGGCCGAAGAGGTTGTTGCCCTCCCGGCCGAAGACGAAGAGGACGAGCTTGTCGGCCGGGATCGCGGCCTCGAGGTAGCCCCTGTCCGGATGCATGGCGCGCTGGTGCGCGGCCGAGAGATCGCCGCGGTCGTCGAAGGCGAACTTGTAGAACGTCTTCGGCGCGCGCGGCGCGATCTTCCGGAGCACCTGCTTCCCGTCGACGACCTCCCAGACCTTTTCCATCACCGAGAATCCGAACGGCAGCATGAGGAGCGCCTGGCCGAGGAGGTCGTTCCAGCCCTGGGATCCGACCGGGCCGCGGCGCTCGCGGAAGATCTCCTGGCGAGCGAGGATCGTCGGCTCGTGCTTGAGCGGGTCCTCACCCTCCGGCGGCTCCACGTGCCAGCTCGCCGACTTGATCGAGTAGACGTAGCGCGCAAGCCCGCCCGCGATCTCGCCGTCGCACCGCATGTTGTCGTAGATCTCGAACGCGGCCGAGCCGCGGAACTTCGGATTGATGTCCTCGGTCTGCCACAGGTCGTGACCCACGAGGAACTCGCCGGCGGCGCCGATCTCGGGTGCTAGGACGTCGCTTGCCATCAGAACTGCATCCCCGATACCTCGCTCATGATCGGCCGGTCGTGCATCAGCTCGCCCAGGCCGGTCTCGGTCCGAGCGACGTCGACGGGTTCCGGCTGGTGTGTTTGGGAGGTGAAGCGCTGGGCCGCGTCCTCGCGCGGAAAGCACTCGACAACGAGGTATCGAAACGCGTCCATGATGTGCGACGCCTCGTTGTGGACCGGCGCCTTCGCACGCCGCACGATCCCCGTCCCGCGCTCGACCGGCCAGCGGTACTCGCCGAAGCGCCCGATCAGATGCACGCAGGCCGGCGACACGCGCACGCGATCGCGCCGAAGCGCCGCGCAGACGACCGTGATCCCGCGATCGACCGAGCCCGGGCCGCGGAGGAAGGGCTGGCGAATGTTGAGGAACCCGGCCGCGCGGTAGTAGCCGCCGTTGGTCTGCCCGCTGCCCTGCGTCGTGTCCGTGTCGGGACCGCCGACCAGGAGCACGTCCCGGAACTCGCCGCGGAAGCCCGCCGTGCGATGCACCGCCTTGAGATTTTCGGCGTGGGCCGGGGCGCCGCCGGCGCCCTCGAGCTCGTAGTCGAAGAGCACATTGAGCTCGCCATTGATCATCTGACCGCCCACGGCGGCGCCGAAACCCGTGGATCCGTAGTCGAGGCCAACGACGAGCGGGCGCTCGGGGAAGTAGGGGATCGCCGCATCGGACACGTGGCGGCGGATCTGGAACTCCTTGAACACGAGGCCCCTCGCCCCGCGGTCGAAGCAGTGGTTGTACTCCTGCGCGATATCCTCGTCCCTCAGGTCCGCCGTGATCTCGCGGAACTTCGGCGAGACCTTGAGGCCAAACCGATCGATCTCATGCTCGGGCGTGTCCTCAAGGCCTCCGTTCAAGCCCGGGTGCTCCGTCCAGTCGAGCGAGTGGATGCGCCAGCCTTCGGGGCGCGTCTTCACGATCCGCGCGAAGGCGTTGTTGGGACCGTTCGCCGTGTCCACGTAGAGGCGCCCCCGCCGGCACGCCGGACCGAGCGCGCGGTGCGTGTTATCCGAGTGCGGCATGTGCGCCGCCTCATCGACGAACGCCGTCACGTACCCGCCCGAGCGACCCGCCTCTTCAGTCGGTGCCTCGCCCGAGATATAGGCATCCATGTCGACGCAGGTGATTCGCTTGAAGGCGAAGTCGGTCGGCTTCTTGGCGTAGTCGGGGATCCGATCCCACATGAACCGGAAGCGGCCGAAGACCGACTTGAAGGTCGAGTGATCCCCACCATCGTCGACGTAGTCGCCGCCCTTGCCCGACGTCATGAACGCGGGGAATCCCTTGATCCACTGCGACCGCCAGAGCACGTGACCGCAGGAGACCCAGGTCCCGAGCATGCGACGGGACTTCAGGACGAGCCCGTTCCATCCGTCGACGCGGTTCTCCTCGAGGAACGAGATCAGCCGGAGCACGAAGGGCCAGTCGCGGATCGGCTCGATCGCGCCGCCCTTCTCTTCGTCGATCGTTCGGCAGAAGCGCGTGATGAAGTAGGCCGCGGCGTGCTCGTTCCTGCGCGGGTCGCAGAGATCCATCCGCATGAGATCGGATTGCCCCGCGTCGCGGTCCATCTCGAGCAGGAGCTCGCGCGTGAGGGGCACCCTAGTGTGCAAGGCCGTTGCCTTCCGCTGGGGGGCCGTACTTCCCGGCCAGGAGTGCCCGCGCCGCGGCGATCTCGCGCTGCTCTTTCGTCTGCACCGACTCCGCGGCGATGTCCTCCTTCGACATGGGGAGGCGATCGATCAGGTGGCGGTGATCCACGCGCGACACGGCCGGGATCGTCCGATCGACGAACGTCTCCTTCACGATCCGATGCGCGAGCGCCCAGGCGCGAAGCTTGATCGACCGCGGGCACTTCTCCTCGTTCGCCATGGCGATCGCGCTGCGGACAATGGTGATGTCGAGATCGACGGCCTCGGGCGTGTGCTGCCAGATCCGCTGCTGCTCGAGGCGCGCGAGGAGACGGTCGAACTCTTCCCTCGGCTTGAGCACCTCAACCTTGGTCGCGCTCACGCCGGCACCCACTTCCCGTCGCGCAGGAACCCGTGCGTTCCGCAGCACGTGTAGCTGACCGATGGGCTGATCGTGATTGGGTCGCGGCTCTCCAATTTCCAGTCGTGGGCCGACCCCAGGTAGTTGACCGGTATAAAGTCCTGCACGACTTCGCCTCCGCGCTTGGAGCACGGGTGCGTGAGTAGCACGCCGAGGACATCACCCTCTTTCCAGCCAGCGTGCGACCCTTCCAGGGCTAAGTCGCTGTCCGCCGTCCGTAGGGCTGCGGTCAGGCCGTGGCCTATGTCTATGGCGGTGGTGTCGCTCACCTACCGAACCTCGGGAGCGGCACCGGCGGCACCATCTGACCGTCCACGACGATCACCTTGCGCGCCGGCTTCTGAAGCACGCCGCGCACGCGCCAGGCCATGAAGTAAACCCCCGACCCACGCGGCGCCTCGACTTTCCGGCCGCGCACGTCGAACCAGATCGGTGTCGCGACGATGAGATCGCTCGGCAGCTCGACGCCCGTCACCTGCGACCCCGCGACGTAGAGCACGGGCGAGGGACAGGGCGAGTAGTGGCCGCCTTGGTCCACGGCGAAGGCCCAGAAGTGCCAGTGCAAGTAGGGAGCGACCAGATCCACCTGCGTCGAATCGACGAGCCCGGCCCGGCCCTGGACGAAGAGGTCCTTCACGATCCGCGCGGGCCCGCCGGCGTTCGACTGCCCCCAGATCACGATCCGCGCGAGGTCCTTGCACGTGTCCGGTCCGTCCGCGCAGTAGCTGCGGCCCGAGTCGTCCAAGGCCGCGTTGAAGAGGGGATTCGTCCAGCGGAGCGTCTTGAAGGGCGCCGCCGCGCTCGACCGTGGGGCGGTGGACGCTGCCAGAAGGCAGAGACTGAGCGCGGCGACAAAAAGGCACCGCCCGAAGGAGCGCAAAGCTCCCCCGGACGGTGCCTTTCGTGAGGGCGGCGACGGTTACGCTACGGATCGAGCATCGAGTGTGGTCCCCGGGGTCGGGCGCTTCGCTCCGCGCACGTTGCCCCGCCGGTGATCGAGGGCGCACTTGAGATGGCGATCCCTCGCGCGGCGTAGTTGCCGCATCGCTGCCATGAACGCCCCGGGCTTGATCCGCTCGTAGTGGCCACAGCCGCCGCAATGAACGACGGTATGTCCGCCGACGACCAAGAGCGAGATGTGAGCCTGTCCCCGGTCCCAGTCATTCAACCCTCGTCGTCCCCGCTCTGGGCGAGCATGCGCGCGCCCTCGCTCACCAGGTCCTCGCCCGATTCGTAGAGCCGATCGATGAAGAGCCCGCCCAGCTCGTTCGCCGCGGCGCGGGAGCCGTGGCGCATCATCTCGTCGCCCGAGCTCGGCCGCTCATCGGGATCACGCCGCCTCACGTAGCCGCGGCCGCTCGTCAGTTTCGAGACCCGCGCGCCCACCTCGCGCCGCGTGAGCCCGCGGTCGAAGATCGGCACCGGCGTCACGACTCGCCCTCTGACTGCGAGCCGGGAGGCAGCGTCGGGCTCGGGGTGGTCCGGTCCGAGCCGCTCAGCTGCTCCCGAGCCCGCTTCTCCGCGCGCTCGTACTCCCGGTGCATCGGGCAGACGAGAAGATCCTCGATCGGTAGCTTGTCGATCTCGTGCTCCGTGAGCGTGTAAGCCTCCCGGCACGTGGTGCACCGGCGCATCGTGACCTCGTCGCCGAATGAGTTTCGCACTGTGCTCACCTCCCGGCGCCCCCATCGCGCGATGAAATAGCGCCTCCGCTTACGCATCGCCAAGCCTAAAAACACATGAAGGCGGCTTTCCGAATCGCTGCGGCGGCAGCACGAGCGCCCGTCGCTCGGCCGGATCGAGCCGCGCGAACCGGGCCCGGAGCTCCAACACCTCGGCGACCATCGCGAGCCGCTCGAGCCGGTAGCCGTGCCGCCCGTCGATCGCGTGGCCCTCGTAGTAGAGATCGCGCGCGACCCGGAGCGTGTAGTGCAGCTCCTCGGTCGGCATGCCGAGAAGCGCCTGGACGTCCGACGTCGGATGGATCGCCCGGACCCGCGCCAAGTCCTCGTCCGACAGAAACGGGACGATCGTCACGCGTCGGCTCCGAGGACGAATCCCACGCTCGTCGTGAGCGCGTGCGTGCGCCTATGGGGCGGCACCATGTGGATCGAGGCGGCCGTAGCGGGGAGCGCCGGGTCCCATCCGAACATCCACACCCCGTCGCCCTGCCACGTGCTGAATCGCGGGAAGCGGAAGACCTTCCATCGGAAATGACTCAGCTGCGCCAGCATGCTCACGGCTTCGCCGGGCGCCCGTAGGTGTCCACGACCGAGAGCCCCGCCTTCCGCCGCCGCCGCTCGGCCACGGTCTCCCCGATCACGACATCGCGCGCCTTCCGCACGCCGCACCAAAGCCGCGTCGGGTCGCGCGTCACACGCTCGCGCGGACGGCCGGCGTCCCGCCCGATCCGAGCCCACGCGCCGAGGAGCTCGAGCATGCGGCGGTGGAGCTTCACGCCTAGAGCGCGGCGCTGCTTCCGGCCGAGGCGCCCCATCAGCCGCGCCCCTTTCGGACCCGCTCGAGCGCGGTAATCAGTTCCTCGAGCTCGTCACGCTCAGCCCGCAATTTCGCGATCACCTCGTCGAGCTTCCCGCCGGCGCTGACCGCGACAGCCGCGGCGGCCGGCTTGCGACCGCGGCGCACCGGAGCGGGACCGTCCTCTCGGGAATCGTGGTGGGCGGGCTCCGTCGTCCTCGGCCGCCCGCGCGGCTTTGCCTTGCTCCGGTCGTACACGCCTCGTGGCATCGAGTCCTCTTTCGGCTGGGTGGGTGGGGACGTCTGCACGGCGCGGCGGCGCTCGAGGATCCGAGCCGCCGCACGCGCCGCCGGGGAGAGCGGGGTCGGGTCGGATAGGGCGGGCTCCCGCTCTTCCGGTTCGTGGGGGTCTGTCGTGTCGCCGGCATCGCGACAGATGTCGGCGTCGGGCTCCCCCCGTAGGGGGGAGGGGAGCCGACATCCGACATCTGTCACATCACTGATGTCGGAGCCAACATCTGGCTTTTCGAGGCTCATCTAGTCCAAGTCTCCTAGTGGCAGCGTGTTGATAGATGTCGGCGTCGATTCCCCGACATCAGTGACATCTGACATTAGAGTCAGCCGCCACTTCCGCCAGACTCGGGCCCTTCCGCGCTTGTCGGTGACCGTGTAGGCCTCGCCGTCGTTCCTCGCGCCGACCGCCTGGAGGTGTCCGGAGTCGCCGACCAGGGACCCATGCTTGAGCTGGGTCCGATCCTCGAGCTCGCGCAGCGTGAGGCCGCCGGGGCCGGCCTCCTCGAGCACTTGGCGGACCTTCTCGGCGTTCCCCTGTCGCTTCTCGGCGGGGGCTGTCGTGACGTCGAATCCTCCGGCGTGGTTTCGGACGAGCCAGATGGTCTGCTGGTCGGGGGCGTTGTTCGCCTTCGGGAAGCGGAGCTGGAAGAAGGGGCTCTTCGGGATCCTGACCATGCGGATGAGCGTGTTGGGATCGGACTGCATGCGGGAGTGGCCGCGGAGCGCGTTCATGTCGTCCGAATCGCTGTCGGCCGTCTTCGGCTCGTGGTGGATCAGACCGATCGCGGCCCCGGTCGAGAAGCGGAGATCGTCGAACCGCTGGAGGACTTCACCGAACTCGATCCCCTTGTTCTCGTCGGTCGTGTGCGCACGGGAGAGCGCATCGACGACGACGAGATCGAGCGCGGCCTCCTTGCACCAGCGGTGGAGCGCCTTCCAGTCGTCGGTGAGGAGATCGAAGGCGCCCTGGAGATCGGGGCGCGCGACCACCTGGATCCGATCGATCCAGTCGCGGCGTGTCGGGTCGTCCCCGATCAGCTGAATCACGCGCTGCTGAAACCAGTAGGCCGTGAGCTCGAGCTCGAGGATGCCGATCCGGATGGGGCCGCCTTCCGGTCCGGCGAGTCCGTAGGGGCCGTTCCCCTTCGCGAGCTCGATCACAGTCTGGAGCGTGCAGTAGGTCTTCCCGATCCCTGGGCGGCCGTAGAGGTAAAAGAGATCCCCGGCCGAGATCACGCCGCAGCCGAGGAGAGATCGCGGCTTCGCGTAGGTCCGTTCGATCATGGATCCGAGCGGAAGCGCGATCGAGGTGAGCCGCTGCGGTGCGGTGATGAAGCGCGGCGCGTCTGTCGCAAGCTCCTCGAGCTGGTCCTTCGTGCCGCCTTTCTCAATCCAGTCGGAGACGTCGCCCTTGTCGTCGAGGTCGGGAAGTGGGAGCACCTTGACGATCGAGACCCATTCGGCGATCGCGTCGCGGACCTGGTCGGCGTGCTTCCGGCCGGCGTCGTCATTGTCGGGGAGGATGATTACTTCGACGGCGCCGGCGAGCTGGTCGGTGTACTGCGGCATCCACTTCCCGGCGCCTTGCGGGGATGTCGTCGCGATCAGGCCGAGTGCGGCGAGGGCGTCGGCGTCCTTCTCACCTTCGACGATGTAGATCCGGTGCCCGAGTCTCCGTGCGGCGACCACATCGGGGAGCTTGTAGAGAACGCGTCGCGTTCCCTCGAGCGAGTAGGTCCACATCTCCTGTCCCGGATCCTTGCCGGAGGGCCGCCGCTGCACGAAGTTCTTGTGCTGATCGCGGACGACCTGGAAGAGGGGCGTGTTCCGTTCGTCGACGTACTCGTAGGTCGCGGTGATCTTCGATCGGTCGAACGGCGGCCGTCCTTGGCCACGCGCGCCGGTGGGGACGCGTCCCTCATGGGATCCGTTCGACTTCGACCAGTGGGACTCGAAGAGCTCCTGCTTGGTGGCGCCGGCGCGATGGAGGATCTCATCCAGCGCGCAACCGGCGCGGCAGGTGACGAGGATCTTCGATCCGTCGGCGGACTCTTCGACGTGCAGCGATGGGTCGTGATCGTCGTGCGCGGGGCAGGCGACGCGGAATCCTCGGCCGTCTTTGATCTGGTGCTCGAATCGTCCGAGGAATCTGTCGAGTGCGATCCCCACAACCTCCCCTTCCCTGAGCGTGGCGCTCCCCGAAAAAGCAAAAAGCGCCGTCTGGCGTATGGCCAGAGGCGCCCGGGTAACGAGCCCAGGTTCCTCACCCGCGTGAATGTGCGGGGGGCAAGGGATGTCGGTTGCGAATCGGGCGGAAGGTACTTAGGCTGCTGCGTGGCGTCAAGCTTGATTTGGAGGCGTCCTTATGCTACTTTTCGGCCCTTCCCATAGGGCACGGACGCCAGTCCCGAGCATGGAGGGTGTCCGATGAACCGCATGGCCCTACCCGCTGTCGCGCTTCTCCTCCTTCTCCCCGTCACCGTGTTCGCCTCCTACCGCGTCGAGGGCAATCCCGACGAACGGCCCAGCCTGCTCGCCTCGTTCGGCAAGTCGTGGGGGTACGAGAACTCGGTCGACGAGACAACCAACCAGGTGATCGAGGGCTCGAAGTGGGACATCGACGGCGTGCGTGTGAACGCATCGTTCCGGCTTCCTCTCCATCGAGACCTCACGACCGAGATCGGATACCTGTACGACGGCACCGAGTACAGCCCGACCGACATTCCCGCGCACACGCGCCTGCGCGCCCACTTCCTGAACCTGAGCATGAGGTTCTACTTCTAGCGCGAGGGAGCCTATGTCGGGCCGAGACTCAATCGGCCCAAGGATGGGGCGAGCTCCGGGAGCTGGTACTCCGGGACTACACGATCAACGGCCACAGGTCGGGCGCACGAGCTCGAGCGGCACTGGATCACCTCGAGGTGCACTTCGACGTCGTCAGCCCGCGGCACATCCACGACCAGGCCGCCGACTATGTGATCTGCCGGACCGGTCAGGGTGCCGCGCCGGCCACGATCCGCTACGAGCTCGCGATGCTGCGCCGTGGTATGAACCTCGCCTTCCGCTCTGGCCGGATCGATCGCCGCCCCTTCGTCCCTGCGATCCGGGTGTCGAACGCGCGCAGCGGCTTCTTCGAGCCCGACCAGGTCGAGCTCGTGATCGCACTCCTTCCGGACCCGATCGACGACATGGCCCGGTTCGGCTCGATCACGGGCTGGCGGATCTCGGAGATCATGGCGCTTGAGTGGGACGAGGTCGACCGGACGGCCGGCGCGGTCCGGATCGCTCCGGGGTCCTCCAAGAACGGCGAGGCCAGAACCTTCCCGTTCGGCGCTCATCCGGAGCTGGCCCGGCTCATGGCGTGGAGGTGGGCACACCGGAAAGGCCCGTACGTCTTCCACCGCGACGGCCGGCGGGTGCGCTACATCCGTCGCTCGTGGATTCGGGCTTGCGAATCGGCCGGGCTCGGCGGTAGGTTGTTCCATGACCTCCGGCGCAGCGCGGTCCGCCAGATGGAGCGCGCCGGCGTCCCCCGCAGTATCCAGATGAAGCTCGTCGGCCTCAAAACGGAGTCGATCCATCGACGCTATGCGATCACGAACGAAGAGGACCTCGCGCGGGGCGTCCGGCTCCTCACGAGGCAAGAAGCCGCTGACGCCCGCTGAGAT